AATCTTTCCAAATTTGATTCAATCATGTCATCTACAGCGTTGCTTGCCACACGTTGAGCGCGACCAATCTTTTTTTGTTTACCAGAAGCGTTCCAACCAAGATTATCTGCTGCGTCTTGTCTTAACGCTTTGGAAAGCTCAATGGCTTCCTCAGGAGTAAGTTCTTCTAAATTTAAAAGACCTTCTCTCAATTTAACTATTTTTTTAGAATCAATAACACCTTTTGTTTTTTTGGAAAGTGATTCAGCAACTTTACCAATTTGGTTTATAACATTTTTAAATTGTTCGGTGACACTAAAATTTTCTGGCAAATCTTTAATAGCTTGAAATGAATTACCTTCCCTTCTTCTAACAGCATCGTAAGTGTCTTTTCCTAATGGAGCGTCTTCTTTTACACCAATGGTTTCTCTAGCGCCACTATCCAAAATAATTTGGTTTTTACCAGATGCGTCTGCTTCTAATTGACCTTTCCCTGACAGTGTTTCAAGAATAGAATTTATATTTCCGGGTTTTGCTTGATTGGGTGGTAAAACATAACCTTCCGCCCTTAATTCAGCAGTTATTTGGTCTTCAACCGTTCCTGCGCTAATTGGTGGTTTTGTGTAATCTACGGGTTCTGTTGGATGCGGGGCTATTTTAATAACGCTTCCTTCTGGAGACCCTTCACGGTACAAATTCCTTAAACTAGCAGCTTCTTCTTTTATTGTATTAGTTGCAAGTTTAGAGGCAACTTTAGCTGAATCAACATTGGTTTTAAGCGATCTAAGAATTCCACCTACTTCGTGACCAACAGGTCCCAATGGCGCCAAATATCGGTTTGAAAATTCACCTACGGCATTAGTGTATTCTTTACCAACTTCTGTTTTAGGTTGTATGATGTCACGGCCTAATGCTGACTCATAAGTATCGCCTAAACTACCTTTTTGCGTTCCGGTAGCATAAGCAACCGCCGTATCAATCGGGGCGGTTATTATTGATGGAATAGATGACGCAGTAGCAAGTGCCGCTTCTCCAACACCAATAGCTTTTTCGCCCAATGTATGCTCTTTCTCGATCTCCGGTGCAAATTCCTTGCCGCCAATGGGTAAAGGAATACCTTTAACCTTCTCCGCAGTATTTTTTGGTGTATATGCTGCAAGAAAATCATCAACAGAAGTTATTTTTGGTTTTTTATCTTCTTGCGGTTTTGCTGAAAGGATTTTTTCTGCATAGTCTTTGCTTGATTTTGGCGCTTTCTCCACGCCAAATTTATCTACTTTATTCTGCCCCCAATTATAAGCTATCAAGGCAGTACGGCGATCTTTGTATTTGTCAATCAATGTATTTAAATAATCTTCACCACCTTGGGCATTTTTAACCGGCTCATGGCGTTCTTCTTCTGTTAAACCAACATCTTTTGCGGCGGCAGGAGATAATTGAGCGGGTCCAGTAGCGACTTGATCGCCTTTATAGGAAGGGACATTTTTTCCATTACTTTCAGAGTTAATCAATGCAGGCATCAGCTTCTTAGCTTCTGCCCTAGCATCGCTTATCGGTAAGTATGACTGGAGAAATGTATCAATATCGTTCATCAATACCCCAATGCTTTAAGTTTAGCTTTTGCTTCATCTGGGGTAATTTTACCGTCTTGTAAGTCTTTTCCAATAGAAATGGCGGCGGGGTCAGACGCAATATCTTTTTCAGGGGTAGAAGAAGGAGTGTTTTTAGGTTGAACAGACGCCTTTATCAATTCTGCTTTTTGTTCAACATAACCTTGCTTTCTAAATTCCATTTCTCGTTTCAAATTAGGAACAAGGCTTTCTAATCCTTCTTCTGACAGATAAGGTGAAATCATTTCCGCAGCTTCTCGTCTTGAAGCATCTGTTGCGCCTGCCGCAGAAGTGGAACCTGATAATATCTTGGCAAATTCGCCTTGCGTTGCTATTGCGGAACTCAGGAAGTTATTGGCCGCTGGGCTGCCAGCAATATTTTTTTCGCCCTTCATTAGTGCGCTATTGATAATTGGCCAATCTGTTTTTGGAACTTTTCTTCCCAATTCAACAAGAAGGTTAAGCTGTTTGTCTGCTGTTTTTTCATAAGCCACAACAAGTTGTTCTTGTTTAGTAAGTTGATTTAAAGCTATTTGGTTGGCATGAATAGAGAATCTTTGTAAAGACTCTGCTTCTGATGTATTTCCATCAGCTTTTGCCAATTCACTGGCTTTGTTAATAACTTTAGCTTTATCTGTTGCTGAAAATCGAGACAGAACAGATGAACCATTCCGGCGATAATCTTGGGCTACATAATCAATACCATTTTCATCAAGTAATGAAACATTAGAGTTTCTTTGAGACGCGCCCATTTTCATTACTTCTTTCGGAATCGAATTAGGGGGAATTGGTGTCCAATTTCCAGAATCATCGGAAATCCATGCTTCTTTTTGGTCTTTGCTAATCATGTATTTTTGACCAGATGACGGGTCTTGGTACATAGTTCCGCCTCCTGCGCTTCCACCGTGACCAATTTCCTTTACTGTGGTAGGAACTTGTGTCAGAGGAATACTAACCTCCGTACCGTCAGGATTTTGCCTTGTAGCGGTTTTAGTGATTTCGTTAACCGAATAAGCGGTTCCGTCTTTTGGGTCTTGGTATATTTTGGTTTTATTTGCTTCAGTTAAAAGCGATTTTTGTCTGGTTACATAATTTTTTGATGTTCTGGCAAGAGAATCAAACGCATCCGGAGTTGCTTGTGCCAACTGATCTATATGAGGAATGTTAGAGTGCATTTTAAGGAATAAATCCCTTCCAGCCTGAAAGTTTGTCATGGCGTTAGGGTCTTTATTTTTAATGTCATCATAATATTTTGAAGCAATACCATCAGCGGCATCGCTCAAACCCTTAGCCGCTTTTAAATCAGCCTCAGTTTCATCTTTGTTGGCTCCAGCCATCGCTTTTACCGCTTGGGCGTGGGAAAGTGCCATCGCATCTTGATTGGCTTTAAGACCCTGCATTGTTAATGGATCAAGAACTCCTTTGCCAGCCTTTATAGCGTCTTGTATGCCTTCAGAGGTGGTCAAATCAAAACCGCCACCAATGAGCCATTGTTTATCTCGTTGTTGAGTTACGCTTTCATTAAGGGCAACTTTGTTTTTTTGGTCATTAGTCTGATCTGCTAGACCTTCGCTCATTTTAGCCGCTACATTAACATCACCCATTGGCTTTACTCTCATAGGGGCATAGGTATCAAGGTTTTGGGTAATAAGGTTTGAGTTGGCTTCTTTAGGAGCCACCGAATTTTCCATTGGAATGTCGAAAGAAGCCATTTTTATGGTCCTAATGAATAGTCAGGGACAATGTTTGAAGTAAAATCGGTTGTAATGCTTGGGTTAATGGTTGGTGCTGAAAGGGTTGGTGTAGCCACATTTCCCGCGTTCAAAGTTAAATTATCTGTTGAGGTGGTTCCTGTAAGAGATGGACTATCTGCTGTAAAGCCGCCACCGGGAACCGCAGTAGTCACCCCTGCGTTGTTAGTGATGGCTACATTATCTGTGCTGGTTAAGCCTGTTGTAGTGGTATTTAATGCAGGCGCACCAGCAGAAGGCGATGAACTTAAAATAGTACCGTTATTTTGTGAAACATAAGTCGTACTGCCTCCCGTTGAAGGGTCAGTTACCGTGTATTGCCCGGTTACAGGGTCGGTAGTACCTCCGACAGGTGGCGCGGATGCGGCATAAGAACTGGTGCTTGTAGGCGCAGGAGCACCAGAAGACCCAAGAGATTGGGAAATTATAGAACTTGGATTAACAGGTTGGGCGCTGCTCATACTTTGCGGAACAGTAGTTCCTGATTTTCCCGCTACATACGCGAGGTCGTTCATTATGTTTGTAGCACCACTGGTAGCTATGTTCCCTTGCGATACCATAGCGTTCGCATTGGCTTGGGCTGCGGTAGTGTTCCCTGTGTTGATTGCGTTTGCCGAACCTATTGTTGCGTTTCCTAAAGCATTTGCAGAACCTTGAATACCAGCCGCTGTTGCGTTTGCGGCTCCTGTAGTACCTGCTGCTGTAAAACCTGCGGCGGAATTATTGGCATTTGACGTTGCGGCAGCGGCGTTGGTGGTTGCGGTGGCGGCAGCGCTTCCGATAGCTTGTTGTATAGTTGCTGTGTTAATTCCTGCGTTTTGGAGAGCGTTAGAAATAGTATTTGCAGAGGCTTGACCAGTGGCAATAGCGTTTTGTAACCCAGACAAAGTGAGATTGTTTTGTTGGAGCCATTGATTGAAAGCGTTAACTTCCCATTGATTTGCCGTATTTTGTGCAAAAGTATCCAAGTTTTGAATGTTCGCAGATGAAAGTTGAGTTCCTCCAACAGCGGCAGCGTTGTTAGTGGTTTGAAGTCCTTGTTGTAACGCGAACTGATAAGCAGGCATGACATTTCCCATGTCAGCCATTGAGAAGGGAGTATTAAACTGTCCTCCAGGGGCAAGCCCTGCTGCAAGTTCTGTTGCCGCTTGTGTGCCAAGCGCTGTATAAGGTGCTTGGGCTTGCGTAATAGCAGGAACGGTATTATTTATTGCTGTTTGCGCTTGATTAAGACCTTGAATGGTTTGCTGACCACCTAACGTATAAGCACCTGACATAGCCTGACCGCCAGCCGTAGCTGCGGCAGCTTGGGTCTGTGCGGCAGCAATGTCAGCCGCTGAAATGACTCCGGCAGATTGTGTTGCCGCATTACTAAGAATGTTTCCTTGTGCTATATCAGCCGCAGATAGATTTTGCCCTGCCGTGGTTGCCGCGTTAGCAATTAAATTGCCCGCAGATGCTGCATTGTTCATGGCATATACATCTGCCGCTGTAACTAATCCTGCTCCGATTAAAGTTGCAGTCACAGTGGGGCTAGTTAGTAAACCACTAAGCATCGTCCCTAATGCACTAAAGTTTCCACTTGCAACATCTGCGGCGGCAACGGTGGGATTAACACTTGATAAAGCCGACCAATCGGTTGAAGCCATTGACTGACCGTTAGAAGTCGCTTGTGATGCAATGCCACTGATTAAAGAAGCAGTCCAACCTATTGCTGCCATGCTTGCGGCTGTTGCAGGGTCTATGGTTTGCCCTGCGGCGGCTGCTGCCGATACTATATCGGCTCCGGTACCTGGCGCTGTATTCATGGAAGATGGCGTGACGGTAGTCATAGGGGTTCCTCCAGTGGGACTTGTCCCACCTGTGGTTGAATTTGTTGAAGCGGGAGCGGTTGTTCCACTTGTTGAAGCGGGAGTGTTAGTTGCGTTTGTTGACATAGAAGTGGGAGCGGTTGTTCCAACTATGGCATTAGTTATAGCCCCCGTTATAGGGTTAGTGACCATGCTCGGTATTCCAGAGCCGGAGGTTGCGGAATTAACCGCTCCGCTTACTGTCCCAGATATACCGCCTGTTAAAGCACTTGTCCCTACATTGCCACCTGTTACAGCGCCAGTTAAAGCGCCTACTCCTGCCCCTACAAGCCCAGAAGTAATAATGGGAGAGCCTGTAATTGAGTTTATAGCAGGGGCATTTTGGGCAACTTCAGCTCCTACACCAGAAGAAATAGCACCAGTAGCAGCACCAGTGAGAATATTCCCACCTGTAACGGCGGTTTTCAAAGCACCTGTAACCGCTCCTGTAACAGCAGCATTGGCAACGCTGCCTACGGTCAGTCCAGTGACGCTTTCTACCCCAGATGATAAAGACCCCAATAATCCTGCGGCAGCCCCACCTGCGCTTAAAGCCATAGGAATAGCCATTTCAAGAAACTGCCCAAGCCCGCTTTGGAAGAATCCTCCGGGGCTTCCGGGGGTATAAGTAAATTGTTGTGCTAAATTATTGATGGGTTGAATTACGCCACTGGAATTTGTAGCAACAACCCCGGATATAGAGCCTTCGCTTGAAGGATTATCAAATTGAATATTGTAAACACCCGGCTGACTGGCGTTAGGGGAAATTGCAATGTCGGGTGGAGTTTGGGTTGTGCTCATTGGATTATATGTTGGCAATGAACCCGGTATTAACTTTCCACTGCTATCTTGTATGCCAAATCCACTAATCGGCGTATAAACTTGGGAAGTAACGGGGTTCCCGTTGTCGTCTATACTGGTAACGGTTGCCATGTACCCTTGCCCACCACTTCCTGAAGACATAGGGTTATAACCATTAGGGTTACTTATAATTTCAGAACCTGCTGGAGCAGCAACACCAGAAGCTGTAATTGGGACGATAGTTGCCGACCCAGTGTTAATGGCGTTCATTATCGAATCCCAATAAGGATTAGATTGAATGTCACCTACGCTTTGGCTGGCTAACTGAACAGTGCCTGTTACCGGAACGCTCACATTTTCCTCCTAATAATCAGCATTTTATCAGTTACTCGCCATGATTTGCCAACTTGTGCCATCTGATTGCACAATAGCCCATTTTCCCGCTGTTCCTGCAAGAATTGCGGTACTTGCAGACCCTCCAATTAAAGGAATAATGTTCGCGGTTGCAGACACAACTGTATTTGCTGTCACAGTCTTAATTAAGATACTTCTTCCCATATAGACCGATGCTAAAGGAAATGTCAGGGTAGAAGTGCCTGCGTAATTCACAACAATTGTTGCATCTGTTGTACCTACGGAATAAGTGCTTGCCGTTACAGGTGAAATTTTATTAACCAAAGACGCAACCGGAAAAGACGATAAATACTGAAACAGAACATTAAACCACTTAGTCCAAATTTCAGTAAGTTTCATGCCCGCTTGTAATTTATAGTCACAAGGAGACAATGTTGGAGGGGGTCCTAGTTGGATACTCATTTAGAATCCTCCGAACTTCCATCGGCAGTTAGAGCAGACCCCGCTATTACAAATTGAACTGGGTCAGTCATGGTAAATTGGAATACAAAGTCTCTTGCTCTACCGTTTCTTCTCCATATAACACGGGGAGCGAGATATTGCCCTACCAATCCAAGCGTTTTCCACCGCTCATAACCAAATGTTCTTCCTCCATCTTTAGACTTTTGAAGAACAATTTGAGGATTAGACCCTTGTCCTGTTTGCAAGGCGTTTCCTGTTTCCATGTCCAAGAAGACTTCATCTAAAGTAAATTCATTGCCATTTGACCTTAAATGACGAGTGGCTATCTGTCTTTTGATGGCAATTCCGTTATCGGTGTAAGCCTCATCACTCATGTAATAAATGTTTCCGTTTGAGTAATCGCTGATAAGGTTTTGATAATTAAATGACACCCCAAGATTGCCGTTATGTCGGTTATATACCGCAACGCCTGTTTGGACTTCCTGCCAAATGTTAGAGGTCATGTCATAGAGCAAAGTACGGTTAGCCGATGGAAAAGTCAGTTGATAGAAGTTATGAGAACCTATTGCGTAAGTTAAAGCCACCGCATCGGTTATAGTAAAATTGTCTGTAAAATAGTCTATCAATTGCTCAATATCTGGATTGCTTACAATTTTTGGTGTATATCCATCAATAGCATAAATTTGAATACCACCTTCCTGACTAACGCCTAAAAATAGAACGGAAGAACCCATATAGGCTCTTGACCATAAAGCGACTAAACCGATATTTTGAACAGTGCCGGGAATCAACGTGTATGGAAGACCTACTGCACCTACATCTTGCCAAAACTCAATGGAAGAAGTCCCCCACATGATAATAGTGCCGTTGTTGTTGTCTACCGCTTGCAAAAGGTCGGAATAAGTTTCTTTTGTGCCAAACATCACAGGAGTCCATGTTGTTCCGTCAAAAGATGCGCTCACAAAGAATTGCCGTGTTTGGGGGTCATTAACAATGAACCGACCATCAATAAAGGTTACTGAAGCAGGTCCGGTAGAGGGAAAATTTCCATCACTGATAATCGTTAATACAGAAGTGAGAATGGTAAAAATATACCCGTTCACACTGTCTACAATCATTACTTGGACATAATTATCTGAGATTGAGACATTTCCCGTAGTGGTAGCAATGGTTCCAAGCGCAGTATAAACACCTGCTGTTGTAACCGAATATAAGGTATTCCCTGCTACGACATAAAGGATATTAGCTACAACTCTCCAACCTCTTATTGGATAAGTTGGTAAAGTAAACCACAAAACAAGACCCGGAGTTCCCCGTACTACAACTTCGCTTTTATCCCCGTCAGAACGAAGGTCGTAATAACAATTTAGCCTTCTTTGGCTACAAGCAACTTGGGAATAAGATTTTATCCCAGTACCAAATAGGGACATGGGTAACATCAATCATCTCCGCACAAAAAGTATTCCGACCGTCTTTCTGGTTCTTTCATATGGGCAATGGCAATGGCTTTTTTGTAGTTATCTTCCATATCGGTTGTCCAAATGGCTCTAAACATAGAATTGCCTTGTTTAGCCGTTTCCCAACAAAGAGCCAAATACCATTCAGCAGGATATTCAGGATTATCTGTTGCGTAGTTAAAGTCTTGGATTTGTTCCAAATAAGTTAAGACAATGTACTTGGAAGTGTCCGAAGCCCCTGCACAGTCTGTATAGAGAGTTGTCTGACCAAGTTGAGTTTCCCAATAAATAGCGGTTGGGTCGGATATATAAGTAGCCTGAGTTTTAGTTGGTAGCGCGTCATACTCTTGGACATTCATCATTTTCAAAGGCGTGTCGTTGTTCTGGTTGTCTCTTAACAGCGCGGTTTCAATGACATCAGGTTGTTGAGCATTAGAAGTATAGTCGTAGCACGTTGCCCCTGTAGAGGCTTGTGTCGGGACATTGGCATTTAAGGTAAGGGTGGTTCCTGCAACCAAAAGAATCGTTGTCCAAAAGATTACGCCAGAATCCAGTTCAATACCAAAATTGTCTCCGTTGGTCATGCCCGTTGAGCTTGTTACTGTAACCGTGGGGCTTCCGCCTGCGTTGGTAGCAGTGGTTGTCGTGGAGACAAAGCTGTTTGCCCATTGACCAGTAGAACGGCTTAATACATAACTATACTGATTGCCTTGCAAGAAGCAGTAGCCTCTTTTTCTTGTCCATGTTTTAAGACTTGCTGACCCATCACCTTTTCCCGACCATTGCTTCACAATCATGTTTAATATTCGTGAAAGGTCGTTAGTCTCTGTGGGTGTTGGAACCTCAGTGTCATCTAATTTGCCAAGAAACAGCATTGCGGTACGGATAATATCATCACGCGAAACGGTGAACGAATATGTACCTGAAGTAGCCATTACGCAACCTCTTTCAGTTTACGGTCAATAAATAATTCAAGATGGTAATAACATTCATCAATAGTGATGTCGGCTTGGCATTGAGCGGTTCCGCTACCTTCATCTTTTGTGCAATAGTCCCACCCATAATGTAATTGGTGGCAAGTAGGGGCTTCATTGTTTCCACGCCCTTTACACTTGGTTTCTTTTGAAGAAAGAGAAATTGTATTCACCCAATCGCGTGTCAAGTTTTCTTCCGTAGAATGAGACAGGAATATAAGTTTTGGAACCTCCTCATGGGAGGCTGCATTAAGAACTCCGGTTTCAGGACCCATGACCAAATCCGCTTCTGTAATAAACGATAACGTCTGGCGAATTGACCATTTTCCGCAAGTCAGATGGACGCGAGGTTCTTTTTCCCAACCCGCTTCAAGAATGACGGCTTCAGGACCACCACATAAAACAACATCTACGTCCTTGTAGTTGAGCATGAGTGCTGCCAAGATTGCGTCAAGTCCCGCCCATGTCTTATGAACTGACGAACCCGCAAGACTCCACAGGATTACATACTTGCCCATTTTGGCTCTGGTTTTTCTTGCCCATTCTTTTTCTTCTGGTTTGGGATAGAATTTTACTTGAGGGTCGTGCGGAACCCCCGCAAGCAAATGCTGGAACTCAAGGTAGTTGTAATTCATAACAGCGTGTCGTGCGGCAGGTGCGAAGGCGTGTGTAGACCTTCCTTGCAAGGCGAGAAATGTCCCTTCTACTGATTCAGAAAGGTTGATGAATTTGTCATAGTTCTTTGCTTGGTGTCTCCAGAATGAACCTAAGTCTCCATTGGGTATCTGGTCTTTATCCAGAATCATAAACTCGTCAATGTTAGGGTCAGTAAGAACCACATCAATACCTGGTGGCGAAGTCATTAAAGTGATATGCCAACCTTGCTTTTTAAGCCCTGCAAAAACAGAAGACGCTTGCATCAAGTCTCCAAAGGCTCCAAACCTGCATATCAAAATCCGTTTCTCATGCTTTGGTTTCAGGTAACTTTTATTGTGAAATTTCCCATGTTGTTTCTTAAAGACCAGAAGAAACGAATATTCTTTGTCTTCGTTTCGTTCCTGACATTCCAATAAGTCCCAACCGCCACCCGTAACGCTTTCCATAGCATCAATGATGTCTTTTGGCAGGAAGTCGTGCTTATGGTCATTATTGGCGTATTCCGTTCCAACATTGGGGTAAAAGTCTTTATGCGGAAGGTATAAAGCTAAAATACCGTCAAACTTGATGACTCTCCACCATTCTTGAAGGGCGGCTTTGTAATCTACAATATGTTCTAAAAGGTGCGATGAAAACACGAAGTCCATAGACTGCGTGGCAAAAATATCCAGTTTTTCCCCTGATTGCACTCTTACATCAGGTATTATCGGGTGTCCAAAAATCTCTTTATCGGCACAGTTGTCCACCGATATGGCTTGGGGCAGAATCTTGAACATTCCTGCCCCAATGTCTATTCCCCGTCCTTTCAAATAAGGCGCAACTTCCCAAACGATTTTCTTTGCTTCGTTGCACATCGGGTCATCTTTACTCCACATATTTAAAACCTCACATAAGGGCGTTCAAGGTCACGAAGCAACCTGTCGCCAAACAGTTCGTCTATGGCAATTTTTGCCCCCACAAGGTGTTCGTAGTCATCAAACCACATCACCCCGCCTTTAACCATCATTGGCTCAATGTATTTCACCGAATCAATGTAAGATTGGTATTGGTCACAGTCCAAATTCACAAATGCTACTTTTGGCATCGGAACAGCGCATTGCGGAAAAATTCCCTTAATCAGAATCGTGTCAGGAAGGTTCGCTTTTACTTGCTCATAAGAAGTGTCGCCAAAATGACCGGGAGACAAAATATCTTTATTTAAATCCTGATACGGTATTCCTGTAAAAGTATCGTAAGCATAAAAAAGACGGTTTTGATTAGCCGCCAAGTTTTCCAGATATTGAGCCGTACCACCTTTATAAACACCGACCTCAATAAAACAACCTTCAGGGGTCGTTTTTGCCAAATCAATCATGGAAGCTATGCAGTTCTCTCCTACAAGTGATTTAAGTTTACTCACCGGGGAGTTTCCACATATTAGCGACCCCGACCTTGTATTTGGTGACATTTAATTTCAGTCCTGCGTTTTGCACATCAAACCAGTTAAAACCCATCATTTCTGATTCTTTCTTGATATTTGATTGCAAAATAGCCCCGCCTGCCAAAAGTTCTTTCAGATAATCTTCAATTTCTTCAGGTGGCTTACTTTCAATAACTTCTTCTTCCATAGACAAAGGCTTTAGGTCAAAACCATAAAACACACCATCTTGCTCGTATTGAGCGGTAGGGTGGTTATAAATTGTTCCATAAGACTTTTCTAAATCAATTGTTTTCATTTAGTATCCTAAGTGGGAATTCTCCCACAGTTAAAGTAATACATTAACTACAGAATCATAGGCGATCAAGGTAGTTATTTCTTTCTGAAAATCCAACATCTTTACCGCCATCTTCAACTACTTCTGAATAAAACAAATCAACTTGCTCACCTGTATAGACTTCATCGGTAGGACTCATGTCTTGACGAGAAAAACCTTTTTCCAATGATTTTTCGTTAATATTGTCAGACACATCGGTATCTCCGCCAAATCCTAAATGGAATTTGTAAGCAGATAGCTTTGGGTCAATTTGCATATTTTGGGGCATTTCGTTGAAACGGTCTGGTTTGGCAAATCCGTTGGAATCGAAATCGGTCTTAGGAATTAAGTCTAAATGCGCTCTTTGCGAACCCATAGACACCCATTTACCACTTTTCCCTTCTTCGCTTTTAATTTTAGAAAACGGGACAATGGTTTGGAATTTTTCTTGCACTGACATAATATTCTCCTAGAGAAAAAGGGGGAGCCGTAGCCCCCCCGTTAATTACTCAGGAATGTCCCGAGCACCTTGCCATCCATCACCGGGATAAGACATATCGGTAACTTTAGTCAGCTTCATTTCATGGATTTCAGCATTTTCTTGATTGCTGATGTCCATGCCGGGGGGCAGGAAGTTAAACTTCGCTGCTTCACCGTAAGGCGTACCTGCCTTGTCAATGTAGCCGTAGGTCAGGAAACCAGATTTTTCGCCAATGTCGTCTTTTAACGAATCCATGCCCCCAACGCCAGCAGGGTGTTCGTTCAAAGGCTCATCAAACTTTTCTGGCATTCCAGCGCCTTTCATCTGCCCTTCATCTTCCCCGCCACTGTTTTTGTAGTTAGGAGTTTTAGGGGCTTTTGCAGCCATAGGTGCGTTTTTGCCTGTCTTGTCGTTAAGTAGTGCTTTTGCGTCAGTTTTAGCCATGATAGCCTCCTTATACCGTTATGCTAGCAAGAGGAGTAGGCGCAACTTCTATCGCAAACGCAGTAACACAAGTAGCATCTGTTCCGCGTGTGATAAAAAGTTGATCTCCTTGGTTGATATTAACTCCGCCCGTTGCCGTAACCGAACCATTTGAACCTGTGCCACCGATGTTGTAAAAATTGGTGAAACCGGGGTTATTGGTTTGGGTTGCAGTGCTTGTGCCATTATACAACGTGACGCAATAAGTTCCCCATGTTTGTGTTGCTAAAGCAGGGGTAGCGCCAGCGGTGGCAGTATTGTAAACACGGAATAAGGCAAAAGAATCTGCCAATGCGCCAGTTGCGGTTGCGGTTCCGTTCCATTGACCCGTGTAGGTCGATGAACCAGTTGCTAACAGGGTTGCGGTAACGGAATAAACCGTAAGGTTAGTCCATGCCACGAACTTCTGCGAGGTTGATGCGCCAGCTGCGGCAGCAGGTGCTGCCAGAACTGTTCTTGCTAAGTATGTTGGATGGTCATACGCCATGCTCTTTGTAGCCATGATAACTCCTTATAAGACTACCTCTCAGTCATTATGTGCGGTACGGCGGTGGGGGAGAGAAGGTTCCCCCACCCCGCGTTGGATTACGCTAGAACTTGGTACAATTGGAAAATTTCATCAATTACTTTCGTAATTGCATGATTATTAAGCCAAACTGTCCCATTTGACGATGCGGCAGTTACTTGCCAAAGAGTGAACAATTCCGAATCCACCCAAATAATACCAAGCAACGCCTTTGCTTCGCCCGTAATCCGTGGGAATTTTCCCACGCATTTCTTCAGGAGTCGCAATAGCTTCAGCCACAGTGTCATTTCCAAAGAAGAATATCCAATCGGAATTTCCCTTTGCCCATGCCGTCATATCACCACCGTTCGCAGTCGAGATACCCGTAGTGCCGATACCCTTGGCAATATTGGTTTGCTCAACATAACGCACGTTCTCGTACCGTCCGATTTCGCCATTCATAATCAGCTTGAAACCAGTATCCGAATATTGATGGATGGTTTCCAAGTTGTTTTTGAATGAACGCAAGGTCGTAGGCCAAGCCAGAGCATAGTAATCATCACCCAAATAAGCCTTATATTTTCGCACTGGTTCGTTATTTCCAGTACCGCCGGGTTGGTGATTTCCGGCTGCTTCAGCTTTCACTGAAGAAAAGACTATATCATCAGTCGCTTCTATGGTATGAT